CTTGTGAACATTGGAAATGCCGCACGTGCAGCTTCAAACATTTGGCAATTTGTCACCATCTTGATGGACAAGATTACGCCAAAAATTGCAGCGTGGGTTTCAGGAGCACCTGAAGGAGCTGAAGAAGCCAAACGATTGATTGCTGGCATGGAGGACTGGGTTAACGAATGCGACTATTTTTGCAATTCAGAATTTATTGAATCACTGAATATTAATGTCGCTTCGGGACTGCGTGTTGAACAAGCTGTCCACCGTGGAAACGCTTTTATGAAGGAAGCCATGGAAATAAACGACATTGCCTTGCGCAATAAGATTGTTAGCGTGGTGAATTTCTACATGCATGATTTGCGGAAGAAGTATGAAGTGGCACTGTCGTCTGGAGCAAATAGAGGAGGACCAAAGATTGAACCATTGATGGTTTATCTCTACGGAGAAACTGGAGTTGGAAAATCTAGTTTGGCTATGTTTTTGGCACTGGATCTGCTTCATGACCCTTTGGGAGGAATTCCACGACGCAATGGAAAAATTGACCATAGGTCGCAGATCTACCACCGCCAACCGGCTCAGGAGTTTTGGGACAACTATGCTGGGCAACCAATTGTCATTTGTGACGACGCTTTCCAACAAAAAGATTCTCAGGCGCTACCAAATCCAGAATTGATGGAGGTTATCAAAATGGGAAACACGAATTGTTACCCACTGCACATGGCTTCTCTTTTGGATAAGGCTAAGACATTTTTCACATCCAAAGCCGTGCTGTATACGACAAATCAGCCTAGGTTGGGAGTCGAGAGTCTTGCGAGCGGAGATGCTGTCAGGAGACGCTTCCACTTGAATGTTGAAGTGACAATTGCACCCGAATTTCAGAAGCGTGTCAATGGAAATGTTTTCCTTGATTCAGCAAAGGTGAAAGCCACTTGTGGTGTTTCTTCACCAGAGCCATATCGATTCTGGATTCGAGGCCTTGATGGTCACATCGATTTTTCTCAGCATCAGAAAATAGGTCGAGAACACGTTCCATGGACTTATGCCGAGTTTCGCGACAAAGCCCAATCAATTTTGAGAGACCAACTGGAGAGCTCAATGGAAAGATTGCAGGCATTTGACAACTATGCAACCCGTCTGGAAGCACAGGTATTGAATGGCGATGAGAATGAAATCTTGAATTCTTTGAGAATCAGTTCTGAGAAACACCTGCAGGATCAGCATGACATTCTTGGTATTCTGATTGACAGTGTCTATGGTGACGAAGGCTGGGCACTCATTCAAGAAGCTATTGAAGAGGGAGATGAAAACACGTTGCTGAACATGCTAGATAACATTGTGGTTCAACAGTCAGCTCTCTCTTTGGTAGAAGAGTTGAAGGCTGCAGGAATCAATCCAGAGACGTCGCGGATGCACACTTGTTTGACTTGGTTTTATGTGAGTCAATCCAAAGATGAAAATTGGAAGGACATGATGTTGCGCAAACTACATTTCAACGAAATCAAGGACATGGTTGAAGGTTGGACTCACAAGTCAATACAATGGATTAAGGAGAACCCGATGCTCTCAGCTGTCATTGCAGTGTTGCCCATGATTGGCATGATGCTATATTATATGGCAGCTGGAAAATCAACAGAGCCAGACACCCAAGATACAGAGATCGACAATTCAGGCGATTTGAAGACTAAGAAGAAGTCGAAGACCGTGGAAATTGGAGGATCCGGAGATCAAACCACAAAAGTGAAAACTAAGCATGTGGAACTTGGAAACTCTGGGGATCCCAAGACCAAAACTAAGGCCAAGCAAGTCGAGAGCAAGCCGATTGATGACAAAGATGTCGTGACGGAAGGAAAGACTCTGGAGGCACACGCACAGACTGATGCAAACAGCTTTGAATTGGCGAAGAAGGTGTTGAACAACGCTTACGGAGTGAAGAGAGAAGGAGGAGAAATTCTGTTCCGACTAACCTTCCTGCGTGGACGCACCGCTTTGACTATGTCTCACTGCCAAACGGTACTCCATGGGGAATTGATTCTGGTAAATGCCATGAATCCTCGAGGACTACGAGTTAACGCTGAGGACTTGGTTGTGGTGAGCCACAAAGAACATGATTTGGCGCTTATTCAATTTCCACGTCATTTTCGCGATCATGCTGACATCATGCCTCATGTGTGTGACTCTACTGAACTTTCGAAATTTCCTGATATGGGCATTCTTGGAGCTATTATTGTCCCTGGAGAAAAAGCGCAGATGGTGAAATACGCAAAAGTGCAGTTGGACTACAATTTGCATTATGAAGATAAATTGACTAACACTCACTACTATTTGGCGCGAAATTTGCGATACATGATGGAAATGAAGAAAGGAGATTGTGGATCTCTCTTGCTCGCAGTTAATGCGAGTTTTAAGAAGAAGATTCTAGGCCTCCATGTAGCCGGAATGACAGGTCATCCGTATGGACATGCTGCCATCGTGTGTGCAAGAGTGATTCGTGAGATGATGGATCATGAGATTCTGGACAGAGATGCCCAGGTAAGTGTTGACCCCACTGTTTTTGAGACTCAGGTGGGATCAGTTATCAAAGGATCTAATTTCTCTAAGATTGGATTGACTCATACCGACAAGTCCTCGACTGAAACAACAATCAAGCCGAGTGTATTGCAAGAATTTCTTCCACCCCCAAAGACCAAACCCTGCCACTTGAGAGCTGGCAAAGATGACCAAGGACTCGTGATCGATCCTTTGATGAAAGGCTTGGAAAAAGCTGGGGCAGACACTCCCTTAATTGATGAAAGTATGTTGCGTGCCGCAGTCGCTGATGTGACTCGAATCTACAACGAGATGGAAGGAACAAGACGTCCCGTATCTCTGGAAGAGGCAGTTACAGGGGTGGAATTAGACCCATATGCTCCTCCTATTAAACGATCGACGAGCAGTGGTCACCCCTACAAGTATCGGCATAAGGACATGAGCAAGAGAGCCCTGATCTTTGACGATTATTCCTTGGAAAAGGACTTTGAACGAGAATTGAGAGAGCAGCAAGAGCAACTTAAACAAGGGAAGAGGATCCCCTGCGTCTTTATTGACACCTTAAAGGATGAACGTCGTCCAGTGGAAAAAGTCAATAAGATGAAGACGAGAGTCTTTGCTGCCGGACCTGCAAATTTCACTGTTTTGTTTCGTCAATATTTTTTGACATTCCTTTCAGCGTGTGCCCATTACCGGATTGAGAATGAGAGCGCTGTTGGGACCAATGTTTATTCCCCTGACTGGGGTCTGATCGCCAGGAAACTGCAGCGAAAAGGAGATGTTGTCGTCGCCGGAGATTTTTCCAACTTTGATGGGAGCTTGAACCCTCAAATTTTGTGGGGGGTCTTTGACGTGATTGACAATTGGTACGGTGAGGAAGGGCGAATTGAACGGAAAATGTTGTGGCGGGAGATTGTCTTCTCTATTCACTCCTGTCGTGGAATCTTGTACCACTGGACCCATTCCCAACCTTCAGGGTGCCCAGCGACAGCAATGGTTAACACCATTTATAATTCCATAGCTGTTCGCCTCGTATGGATGTTAGTGGTTCCCCAAAAATGGAAAAACATGAAATCTTTCAATACTCACGTGAGCATGGTTGCATATGGAGATGACAATGTCATCAATATTAGCGAGGAGGCTCTCGGATGTTTCAACCAGCAAACGATCACCGATGGCTTTGCGAAGATTGGTATGACTTACACCGATGAAGCCAAAACAGGAACAATTGTCATGAGGAGGACTCTTGATGATGTATCCTTCCTTAAACGAAGATTTGAGAGGGAGGGATTTAGGTGGAAGGCACCACTCGATTTGGACACGATTGATGAAATTCCAAAATGGATTAGGAAATCACCATCCGACGAGCAAGCCACTATCGACAACATCGAGAGCGCCCAAATGGAGTGGGCACTGCACGGGCGAAAGGTATTCGAACAACGTAAACAAATGATTGCGGAAGCGTGTGCAAAAGCTAACATTCCAAATCCAATGTTGACTTTTTGGGAAGTCGAAGAGAGTCTTCTCCATCAAGCAGGATTGGTTACTGGAAAGACTGAGGTTCTTGAAACTCAAGTTGGAACCGATGACCCTGCCACCATAGTGAAACGTGAAAATCTCAAATCGAATGGACGTTTGTTCCTCGTGCTGCAAGTGCTTGGGGTTCTCCTGAGCTTTAGTATTTACGATCAACCGTCGAACACGCTCCTGTCCGCGTGGATGACATGCGAGGAACAGAACATAGGACAGCACAGCCGAGTAGGGGTTTTGGACAAATGGAGGAAGGTCCAGAACAGCAGAGCCCGGTCTCGGTTGGCAGAGTGGAGGAGAAATCCTATTGCGAAATGTGTGCCACTAGAAATCCAGGCTATTTCGCCCTCCGTTTTTGAGGTTCAGTTTAACTCGACTGACCAGGTTTACAAAAACCCTAGAGTTGCTACATCGTTACAAAAAGATATGATAGAACAACAACAAATTACGACCTTTCGCGAGGAATTGCCAGATTCGACGGCGCGTGTAATGGCCAAAGATCCCTCAAGTCTTGTGGGATTGCCGTCTGAGTCGTTGTCGCACTCTTTGGTCTCGATTCTTGGCAGACCCGTTCAGGTGCATGAGGGCGTATTCCAGGACACCAGTATTGCCCCAACAGAGCTCGAGTTTCCAGAGGTAATGTACGCGACTGCGCCTAATCTGGTGGACAAATTGAACTACTTCACCTTCCTGCGAGCCAAGCTGAATGTGAGACTTGTGTTCAATGCCACGCCATTTCAGCAGGGCAGATATTGGATGTGTTACAGCCCTTATGACACCCAAAGTAACCGGGGTCACACTGGATATGCCCAAAATCTCACTGGATATCCAGGGGTTGAAATTGACTTGGCCACAGGACAGCCGGCAGAATTGTCGGTTCCTTTCATGTGTCCCATGTCACATTTTCGGTTGACGGACGGAGAAGGGCGATTTGGCAAAATCATCATTGCGCCAATCGTCGAACTACACTCGGGAGTTACTCCTGACACCGTTCCTTTCACTGTTTTTGCGTGGTTTTCAGATGTTGATCTCGTCTTCCCAACTAAGGACGTGGTCGATACACTAGAAGCGCAAATGGGCGACGAGGAAGCGAAGCAGGCCGGGCCACTGGAAGTGATCTCTGGAGGTGTTGCATCGATTGCGGAGGTAGCGTCACGTGTTCCAATGCTTTCGGCAGTGGCTACACCAGTCGGATGGATTGCACGAGCAGTGCAAGGAGCAGCGGCCATGTTGGGTTTGAATAAAGAAACGAGTAAGGCTGCGAGGACTCACGTGGTAAACGAGCCGGGCCAAGGTTATACTCACGCGGATGGTTTGGATGATTCTACTGTGGTGGGACTTCAGCAAGACACTGGCCTAGCCACTAATTTTGACGTTTTTGGATTGGAAAAAGACGAAATGGCAATTGAGAACATCAAGTCGAAGATGTGCGCTGTGAGAGGAGTCGCCCAAGTACAGTTGATTCCCTGGACCACAGCTGATCTGCCCCATTCGCAAATTTTCTCCTGGCAAAACTCACCATCGTGTTGCCAGGAGATTGGTTCTGGGACTATCGCTCCCACCACGCTCAATTATCTTGCCTCAATGTTCCAATTTTGGCGAGGGGGGATTAAATATCGAGTCACGGTGGCGAAGACGGCGTTTCACACGGGCAGGCTGCGCATTTCTTATGTTCCGGCTAAAAATGGAGTTGTGACACCAAACACAGATGAGGTGGAATCTTGTTACAATTGGATTTTGGATTTGTCAAAGACCAGCGAACTTTCGTTTGAGGTTCCATATGCCAACAATGTTCCCTGGTGTAAGATGGCGTTTCTTCAGGAGGGAGATTCAGGGTGGAACAATGAAAATCGTACGGGGACACTTCTTTTTGAGGTACTCACTCCTTTAAAACCGGCCAGTACTGCTGTGAGTGACCAGGTACAGTTGACTTTATGGCATGCCGGAGGAGAGGATATGGCTTTTGCAGTCCCTCAATTTGGACAGCTTTACCCGATCAATAACCCCCCTCTCGAGGCCCAAATCTTCAATGAGAGTGAGAATACGGGTAATGAGGGAGAGTCATCAGCACAGAAAATGTGGAGTTCACCCCCGATGGATGAGATGTCGCCAGAGGAGAATTGCATTGGTGATAAGGTTGTAAACCTTCGGGCCATCATTAAAAGATTTGGAGAAGTTTTCCATGGCAAGCAATTCCCATATACCAACGCCTCGGGAAACTTGGTTGCAATTTCTGGTCCACTCAATTTGAGCGACACAGCATATCATTGGACGGGGGTGGAGATCGATCCTGCCTTCTTCGGCCTAAAAGATATTCAAGTGGTGACGCCACTATCAAAAACCTGTTGGACTGAAAGCCATGTCACTCTGCCCACAACGACTCCAACATCTGGTAGCATTTCGACGACGCTTGCGAATTTGCGCGTTGCTGACATCCTGCCAAACAATAACCCTCTGCACTATATCAGTTACCTCTATCGATTTTATCGAGGGGGGAAAAGGTACAAGATGCAGACAGGACTCTGGTCACAGCCAGGACAATCCTACCCTAGCCTGTATTCGGATGTGTCTCAGGGTGGCAACTGGCTCCAAACCTCCAGAGTACCACTTGTCGTGTCTCGAAACCTTGCATCGACGAGCAACGGAGATGTGACACTTTACAACCCCAGCTCCACAATACCCACGGATGGGAGTGGAAAATTCCAACACCAAGTCTACTCGGATTTGAGAGGCGTGGTCGAGTGGGAGATGCCATATTATAGCCGGATTCCCATTTCTCTGGTGGCTGAGGGCTTGGTTCCAACTGATGAAGGTCCCCTTGTTGAGAGAAACAAGTTTCTTGTGCACAGGGGTTTGACCACAGAGGACAATAGAACACCAAACTGGATGTCCTTCCAGGGACCCGCTCCTTACGATAATTTGGCGAGTCCCATTGCCTTTGGGTGGAACAAACATTTCATTGGCAGCTATAAACTGTTTGAAGCTGCCGCGGACGATTTTTCGTTCGCATTTTTAACAGGCGCACCAACGTGCCGACTGGCCTAAGAAAGGGCCAAGTCTCCCCGTTGTTGTAAGCAAACCGCATGGGTGGTCCCTATAGATGACAACTATAGGCCCCACACAGGAATCTTTATTCCGAACCACCCATGAGGTGGACGTAGGCATTTAGATTATGATTGTGTGAGGGTTCAGCCCTTGCGAAGTTTGAATGTGAAGTAAAATGTCAACCAAGTATAAATTCTCTTGGCACAACGTGGG